GAGGGAAATGCTCACAGCGGAAAATATCTCGGCCGCTGAATGATGGAAGCGATCGAAGCCGGTAATGCAGATGAAGGAAGAGCGGATGACAGAGAGTTTTGGCGCGAAGCAGCGGCGAGTGTTGGCGGGCATTGCGGGTCTTGCGATTTTGCTTGCGATTCTTCCGGCCCCCACGTGCGCACAGGTTTCGACAACGACGGTGCAGGGCACTGTGTATCGAGCTGATGGGAGCGCGGCCGCGGGAACGGTGCTTATCACCTGGCCGGCGTTTTCTACAGCGGCGAATCAAGCGGTAGCGGCTGGCAGCGCGACGGCAACCATCGGACAGGACGGGTTCCTGAGCTTGAATCTGGCGCCTAATCAGGGAGCCTATCCAGCGGGCAGCTACTATACCGTGATTTATCACCTGAACGACGGCACGGTCAGCAAGGAGTACTGGGTCGTTCCGGCGGCAACAACGGCGGCCATATCGTCTGTTCGAGCGCAGCTTGCACCGGCAACTATCGCGGTTCAGCCAGTGAGCAAAACCTATGTGGATAGCTCGATTGCCGCGATTACTTCGGGCTATCTTCCGCTGACAGGTGGAACCATGAGCGGAGCGCTGGTTCTGCAGGGCGATCCGACGTCGAGCAACCAGGCAGCGACCAAACATTATGCGGACGCATTGGCTGCGACAGAGCTTTCTCTTGCAGGAGGAACGCTCAGCGGAACACTCAATACCCCAAATGGAGTGAACAAGCTGCCAAGAGTCGATGTGCGCCATCCGGATTTTGGCGTCGGATGCCCGAATGCGGCCGATCCCACAGGGCAGCAGGATTCAACATGCGCAATCGAGGCCGCGATCGCGTGGGCGTTGGCTAATCCGCAGGGGCGAACTTACCCGACGGTGTATCTTGCCGCAGGTACCTACCTGATCAGCTCGGCGCTCTACGTTCCCTGCCAGATGCATTTAGTCGGCGACGGGCCGGACGCGAGCATTCTGGAACAAACGAACAACGGCGCAAACGCGATCACAGTGCACCCGGTGGCTGCCGTACAACCCAACCAGTGGACCTGCAACGGCTCGCTGGAGAATCTGACTATTCACGCGCCGGGCGGACATCTGTATACGGCGACACTGATCGAACTGCAGAATGCGGTAGGGTACACTCTCTTCAGAGTGCGTGGCAGCAATGGCGGAGGGCGCGGGCTGGTCCTGCTCAACTCGACCGAGCGGCTGAAGGCGATCGACACAGAATGGGACACGATCCGCTGGCCGATTGTGGCTACCGGCAATGAACTCAAATTCCTAGATACGCAGATCGCATCGCCGGGCGTGGATGCGAACGGCTACTGCATGATGCCGAACAACTGCGTGAACGGTGTCTATCCTGGCTATGCATGGACAGGAGCCACCCAGGCAGTTGTCTCGGCTTCGGGCAATGGAACAACGGCCACTTATGTCGTCAGCGGAAGTCCAACGATCGCCCCGGGCGGTTACTTCACCATTACGGGATTGACGGGAGTTGCGGCGCTCAACGGCACATTTCAGGCTGCCGGCGTTGTGGCAAACTCGCCCACTGCCGGGGAATACACGGTGACATCCAGCGGGACCGGCACGGGCGCCGCAGGGGTGTCGGGCGCAACGATTGGAACGCAACAGGTGCTTGTCTCGGCTTCCGGCAACGGCACGACGGCCACGTTCGTTGTCCAGGGGGCAGTGACGCAGCGGGTAGCAACGGGGTTTCACCGATTGTGGCGGGTCACTGGTTTACGATTGCCGGCATTCCAGATATGACCGGGCTGAATGGAGTCTGGCAGGTTGCCAGCGTAAGCAACAACTCGCCATCGAGCGGACAATATACAGTTACCGCGAGCATCTCGGTAACCGGAACGGCGACAGTTACAAATGCAACTTTCAAGCCTACGATTCTTCCTGAAAATCACAGTGCATTTTACATGGGAGGCGCAGCAATCAGCGTGCTGGGAGGCTCGATCAAGCCTCTGTGGTACGAGGGGTGTTTCGAGGGAACCTCGCTGTTCTCGGGACTCATCGAGGGCTTTTACTGCGAGAGCGATCCCGTCAATGGACAACCCCACCTGAATGCCAATATCACCGAGGTCGGGCTCCCTTTTTCCACCACTCTGACCGCTGCGATTTCTAATAATGTTGCGCCCGTGGCAAGCACGACCTGGGCGCCGGCCTATGTCAACAATCCGAGCGATATTGCCAGCCTCGGCCTGGGGATGGAACTCCGTATTTTGCCTCCCGACTGGCTGTTGGGAAGCACTGCTCCGTCGGCCTATGTGCCGGGGGTGCTGCGCGGGCAGTACGAGATTGTATTTGCTTACTTCTCGGGCGACGGCCAGGCGCATTTCACCGCCCGCAACTACGGCGGGACCGTGAACCAGACCAACATCGCATGGCCTGCGGGTTCGATTCTTGCCGAAATACCACAGGCCGGTTACGGCACCCTGACGGTGAAGGCGAGCCACCTGAGCGCCGTCTACCCCCCGCAGCCGGGGGCAGGTTGGGCTGCATATTGCAACGACACGAACTACCTGATTTGCGCCCATACAATTGCAGGGCCGATACCGAACGGGTACACGACTTTCACGAACGGCCAGTTCCAGGGCGGCGGAGGAGGGGCGTCGATCAACTTCGAGGGCGACGAATGGTGGGGCGTCGGGGGAGCGGCCAATGAGCTCACCGGCCAAACGTTCGTCAAAGGTCTGGGAAACAGCAAGATCACGGTAACCGGAGGCGGGGCATCGATACCGGCCGGCGAGACGTCAGAGGTGACGAGTGGACAGTACCTGGCTAACTATCCGGCTGTAATGGCTGTGCAGTATGCAGACGGCAGCACGGCTTGGATAAGTTACTCCAATCCACAGCAGGGCACATTTGGCAACAATACGAACGGTCCGTTCTACGAGTCGATGGTGGACAGCCTCGGAGATTCGGTGCTGGGCACAAATCCGAATAGCGGCTTCGCGCTCGGACATCAGTTTGCCGGGTCCAGCTGTAACTACGACACTCCAGCCGCCGGACAGGCGCATTCGACCTACCGCTTCTGCATGAAGGGCGGTCCGAATAATACCGGGGCAAGCTCGGGCTGGGAGTACGACATCTGGAACGGATCGTCGTGGGTGAATGCCTTCGGCATCAGCGGGCAGAGCAACTCCACGGCCAATCTTAAGGTATCGGGAGCCACGGAGATTCAGGGAGGGCTTACAGCCTCGTCGATCAACGGCGAGATCACTGTGGATGGAGTGACGTATTCAACCCTGGCCGCCGCGTGGAATGCGGCCTATGCGCAGGCCGGCTCGACCGGCAAGAACCAGACGGTGCGGCTCGGACCAGGGACGTTCGCCGTAACTGCGACGCTGACTGAGCCGGCAAATGGCGCTTGCGTCAGCCTGCTGGGCTCGGGCGGAACGACGGTCAATGCCGACAGCTCAGTGGCGACGACGCTGAGCGTTACAACCAACCTGGCCGGCGATGTGTTTTATCTGGGCAACGCGGCCCAAGCCCAGGGATGCACGTTCAAGGACTTCGTGCTGCTGGGCGCCGGGAATGCGACACACGGGTTCGAGCTGCAGTGGTTTCGCGGATTGCTCATCGACAACGTTACGGTGAACGATACGACGGCGGAAGGGATTCTGCTCGGCGAGGAGACGGGGACACACCAGTCGAATTTCCTGCTTCGAAATGTGACGGTAAGCTACAACACGTCGCTCTTTGTGCCGGCCAGCCGGCCAGCCTACGGCGTTCACCTGCAGAAAACAGCCATCGACAGCCATCTGGATAACATTGTCGTGAGGAATGCGCTGACGGCCGGCGTTTACAACGAAGGCACCGGGAATACGGGCTATCTGATTCACGCTTTCGGATATCCCTACACATGCACAACGGCGCCGTGCGTCAACAATGCCGCATCGAGCACGGCGGCGAACGCGTCCTATGCGACCAGTTACGTCATCTATGACGTGGGAGGCGGAGGAAGCGTGTGGACGGATACCTATGCGGACAGCCCGTCGGTTGCGGGCTTCTATGTGGGAGCCAATGGCGTTGAGATTCACGGAGGGCACATCCAGTGGCCCGATCTGACGAGCTTTCCCGCGGCCAATCTGGCATATGTAGCAGAGGACGTTACGAATAATCTGCTGATCGCGGACATGGATTGCCTGGGCATGAATTCCGGCGTGAACTGGATTACCTATGGCGGAACAGCCGGGAATCCTCCGTCGTTTACCAGCGTGCATCACCTGACGGGCTGCGGGAATTACAGCCAGGCGCTTGAGCCGGCGCAGGTGACGGGCTTCTCCAGCGGAGGCGCGAATATCAATGATCCGTCGGGCGCGGTGCCGAGGGTGTGGTCGACGCCCATCGCAGCCGCTTCGAGCTATCCCGCATTTTCAGCACAGCTCTATACCGGATACCTCGGGGATATTTTCCAGGGGCATTTTTCCGGGGTGACGCCGTTCTTCAACATTACCTATCAGGGGACTATCCGATCGAACGGCGGCATGGCGCTGAGTACGGTGATCAATACGGCCGCAGCCGTGACCCTGACCAACGCCAACAGGAACGTCATCGCCAATGCAAGCAACGGCGCGCAGACGATCACGTTGCCGAGCTGCTACACGCCGCTTGCGGACAACACACCTCCGACGGGGCTGGAATTGACGATCATCAAGTCGGATACGTCGGCGAACACGGTCACACTGCAGACGGTAAGCTCGCAGAATATCAACTACGGGGGAACTGTGGCGCAGACACTCACGATCTCGACGGCAGGCAAGCGGACGCTGGTGTGCGGTCCGGATTACAACTGGTACGCGTACTGAGCGCGGCAGATGGGGCTGCTGGGCGGCGATGGCAATCTGGAGCAACTGAAGTCCCTGGGATTGATGCTGGAGCGCCCCGCTCAATTGCTGGATGGCAAGCCAGCGGGGCTCAGGCTGGCAGAGCGATGGCTGCGGGTGCGGGACCGGTCGGGGAGAAATGTTCCGCTGGTTCCGAACCGTGTGCAGCAGGAGTACGAGAGGAGGCGGGGACGGCGGAATATCGTGCTGAAGGCCAGGCAGATGGGCGTCAGCACGTGGGTGTCGGCAGGGCTGTTCCTCAAGACGATCACGCAACCGGGAACGTTGACGGTGCAGGTGGCGCACACGCAGGAGGCGGCGGAATCGATCTTCCGGATGGTTCACCGGTTCATGGAACATCTGCCTAGAAATGTGCGCAGGGGCGCGCTGCGGACGTCGCGATCAAGCCGGCGGCAGATCGTCTTTCCGGCGCTGGACAGCGAATTCAGGGTGGAGACGGCAGCGGATCCGAATGCCGGCCGGGGACTGACGATCACAAACCTCCACTGCACGGAAGTAGCGCGCTGGGGAGGCGATGCAGTGGAGACGCTTCAGGGGTTGCGGGCGGCGATGCCGGCGATGGGCGAACTGGTGCTGGAATCGACGCCGATGGGCGCGGGCGGCTGTTTCTGGCAGGAGTGGCAGGAAGCGGCGACCACCGGACTGGTGCGGCATTTCTTCCCGTGGTGGTGGGAGCCTTCCTACAGCGGCATGGCGGTTTGCGAAACAACGCTGACCGACGCAGAGCGCAGGCTGATGCGCGAGCACGGCTTGACGCACGCTCAGATCGGCTACCGGCGGGACATTCTGGCGAATTATCGCGGGCTGGCTAAGCAGGAGTACGCGGAGGACGCCCATGAGTGCTTCCTCAGCAGCGGAGACTGCGTCTTCGACCGCGACGCGATCGACAGGCGTGGGCATGACTTGAATGAGCCGTTTGAGACAAGGCTCGCCGGGTCGCTGAAGATCTGGTATCCGCCGGTAGCGGGGCGCAGGTATCTTGTGGCGGTGGATCCGGCGGGAGGGGGAACGGAGGGGGACTACTCGGCGGTACAGGTTGTCGAATTGGAGACGTGCCTGCAGTGCGCTGAGCTGGCAGGCAAGATGGGAGGTCTCGAGCTGGCGTCGGAGGTAGCGAAGCTGGCGCGAGAATACAACACCGCCCTGGTGGCCGTGGAGCGGAACAATCACGGATCCGGGATCCTGGCGTATCTGACCGGAGTCTGCCGCTATCCGCGAATTTATTCGCAGGACGGGCGGGATGGATGGCTGACATCGCAGTTGTCGCGGCCGCAGATGATTGGCGCGCTGGGCGCGGCGCTGGTGGAGACTCCGCAGATCTTCA